CCGGTAATGTCTTGGTGCTACCCACAAAAAGATAAATTACCAGGGAAGAAGTCTCTCCCGTGGAAAGTGCCATTAGGCAAAAATCTTGCGGATGCTATCAAGGCCCTTGAGTATTTCATCCAGGAACTTGGCGGCCGGGACGCGCCAGGGGAACCGAGTGACGAAGAAATTCCATTCTAAAATGCCCCGTATGTGGGGCGGAGGTCAACGCATGATATTACAAATAATTATTACGATAGTCATTTTAGCAGCGCTGGCAGTGGTTGTGTCGTGGGAAAACAGGGAGGGAGGCCACGAGAAAGACAAGGTTGATGGTAACGACAGACTAAACGAACTCAGAGAACAGGCAGAGGCGTTATGATAAAACCGTACTACGAAGAACCTAACATAACGATTTATTGTGGCGACTGTCTTGAGATAATGCCACAGCTTGAGCCGGTTGACTTGGTTTTGACTGATCCGCCGTATGTTGGCCTGAAAGGCGGTGTAAATTTTGATAAGCTCCCTCATGGCGTGGCTGGTAGAGATGAATCTTTCTCTGTTGGTGATTTGTGGGGAGCCTCTCTTAACTGGGTACCTGTGGCGTGGGATCTCTGCCAAAAAGGCATGTTAGCATTTTGTAGTTTTCATTTTGTAGACGAACTTGGACTTTCTCTTAAAAGTTATAAATTAGCGTTGATAACGTGGCATAAAAGATCAAGCCCCCCTTCCATCAACAATGTCCCCCATTATTCAACAGAATTTATATGGGTTTTTAAAAAACAGCCCGGTCTGACATGGCGAAAGCTAAAGACTTTTTACAATATCTTAGGGTTGTCGGCTGGTTGTGTGTCAACCGGAGAACGTATAACCAAGAATAAGAAATCTGTTCATCCAACCCAAAAACCTTTGGCTTTGTTTCGTCAGTTGTTGCTGATTAATCCTAACACCATCCTTGACCCTTTCATGGGTACCGGCACGACTCTTGTGGCGGCCAAGGAGCTTGGCAGAAAATGTATTGGAATAGAAATCGAACAGAAATATTGTGACATCGCAATAGACCGCTTGAGACAGGGCGTATTTAACTTTCAGGAGGGTCAAACCGTAAATGATAAACGAAACCGAAGCTGAGATCATGGTTGCTCAACAACGGGCTAAAATCAAGCCACAGCAACATCCGGAGGGGAGCCCGGACCTGCCGGACAAAGGCCCGGAAAACGCATTACAGAGAAAGGCGGAAGATTGGCTTAATGAACGAGGATATCCATACATCCATGACCGGAGCCGAAAGAAGAACAAAAAGGGGAAAATATTAGACCTACATATCTATTTGCCGAAAGGCCGGCATGTGGTGATCGAGTTCAAAGTGGTCGGCAATAAAATGTCAGATGAACAGAAAGAGACTTATCAGAAGATACATTTTTTAGGCCACGAAATAGAAGAAGTTAGATCATATAAACGATTTTTGGAGATTATGAACGGGGCACCAACAACAAATATGCTGAAAGGGGCGAACTAATGGCAAAAAGGTGGAAATATGTAACAAATATGCAGGAAATATTACGCAGAAAGGAGAACTATGACAACAAGCACATATAACAAGAGAGGCGTGGAAGGTGGGAGCAACACGAAAATCCAGGTACAAACCCAAGGCCGGTCAATCCCCGATGTCCTAACCGAAGTGGCCCAAATGCTGAATGTCATGGCACCCGGGCTGCAGGTATTGGAACAAGGGAAAGGCGCAAACCCGAGCAGTCACCAGGGGATTCAGCAAGCCTTTCTCCGGCGCAAAACAATAACGAAGAAAGGGAAGTTCACCCTTTTGTATGATATTGCAGAGAAGGCGTGAAGCTGAATTTGTCGTATGAGATTGGGAGCAAGGCGTGACAGACGATCAACTCCAAAACATCGAGAAGGCACAACCAGCCGTTGCATTGTTTCACCACATGCTCGGATGGTCCAGGAGTAAATTCAGCAATTGGAGAGATGAGTTGGCTGATATTGGCGTTATCTTTCCAATGAATTTAGGCGGTGAGAATTGGCGGGTAAAATGGTGGGCATTTCCCTCTACGGTTAAAAGGTGGACAGGTACAAAAGGGCAGGAGAGAAAAACGATTTAATAAAAAACATGAATTTTCCTCTAATTGGCTACATCTAAAAAACACATCTGAAAAACACATCTAAGAGACACATCAAACCCCCCTTGACATTAATCAATCAATGATATATGGTACTTATAAATCATAGGAAATAGTTATAGTTTCACGTGAAACATTAGGAAAGATTATGGATTAAGCAATGGCAACTTTTGAGGATGTGCATGGACCGGATATAGTTTTTAATGCACTCGAAGCCAAGGGCATTACTGCTAATTCCCTCGCTGCCCAGTTGAAGAAAGAACTCGTTGCAAAGCAGGTTTCGCGGTTGAAGGTGAAGGGTGCTGTTCCTGATTCAGACCTCAAGACCGCAAAGGGAAATCTAAAAGCTGGAATTCGTCTTATCTCAAAGACGGGTTCTCTCTCTTTCGATAAAGACGGTAATGTTTTTGGAGACGGTGAATCCGTTCTCCAGTTTCAAGACATTAACTGGACCGTGCGACAAAATGCGCGGAAAGATGCTCATAAACTTTTGGGTCATTACCCCGCTGTCAAAACTCAACTTGATCTAAATAATGGGGCGGTCAATGTCAATATTGTTCAGTTTAGTGACGTCGCTGCTAATAATGACGACAATCAATCTCCCAAATAATTGGGTTCCCCGCGATGATCAAATGCGGTTGTGGACCTATCTGGAACGTGGGGGGACGCGAGCTTGTGAGGTTGCCCATAGGAGATGGGGAAAAGATGATGTTGCACTCCACTTCACCGCAACGGCCATGCACAAACGAGTCGGCAATTACTGGCATATGCTTCCCCAGTACAACCAGGCACGAAAGGTTATTTGGGATGCTGTCAATCCCCGGACCGGAAAGAAGCGCATCGATGAGGCCTTCCCCAAAGAAATAAGAAAGCGGACCCGCCGACAAGAAATGTCTATTGAATTTAAGAGTGGTTCGATCTGGCAGTTAGTGGGCTCTGATAATTATAATACCTACGTTGGAAGTCCTCCGGTCGGGATCACCCTGTCAGAGTGGGCCATATCAAATCCGATGTCCTGGGCCTTCCTTGCGCCGATCCTCGAAGAGAATGGAGGGTGGGCGCTTTTCATTTATACGTCCAGGGGGAACAATCACGGTCGGACTACATACGAACATGCCCTCAAAAAACCCGGATGGTTCGCTGAAAAGCTATCAGCCAAAAATACGTCAGTCTTCAGACCCGAACAACTTGAGTCAATCAAAGAAGAATACTCTACAATTTATGGTTATGAACTTGGAATGGCACTCTTTGAGCAAGAATATTATTGCTCATTCGAAGGTGCGGTCTTTGGCGCCTACTACGCTAAACAGATGAGAGAGGCCAAGGAACAGGGGAGAATCTTAAACCTGCCTTACCAAGAAAGCTCAGAGGTCGATACGTTTTGGGACCTGGGCATTGATGACAGCATGACAATCTGGTTCATGCAGCCAATCGGCAAATATTATCACTTCATAGATTATTATGAGAGCCAAGGTTATGGTTTGGAACATTACGCAAAGGTCCTTGCAAAAAAACCCTACCGTTATGCAAATCACTACATGCCTCACGATGCGAACCAAAGAGAAATGACAAACTCCGAGATAGCACAGTCGCGTAAGCAAGTGGCTGAAGAGTTGGGAATAAAGCCGATTACCGTTGTTCCCCGGTCCCGGAACATGGACCTTATTATCCAGGTTCACATCCCTGCATGTAGAAATGTCCTGTCCAAGTGCCTGTTTGATCAAACTAAATGCGCTCAGGGCCTGGCAGCCTTGGAAAACTATAAAGCAAAATACAATGAAGAAAAAAAGATCTTAGACAATCACCCGGAACATGACTGGTCAAGCCATGGCGCAGACGGGTTCAGGACATTTGCCGTTGGATATGGCTCCATTAAGCCAAGGTATGCTTACGATGTTTAGAGAGTTCCAATATATCAATAAGTACAAACACGGCTACGTTGGTAGGGGCATTGCCGATGGCGGGGCGTCCAGGTCGGCCAACTTTTGTGACATCCGGGCCGCCATTGTTGAACCGGTTAATGACATCCCCTGTTATTATCTTATCTTAGGTCAGCTCGATAGGCCAAATATGTGGGGCAAAAAGCCTTTTGTTTTCATCGCTGAATTTGAGGATGGTTCGGCGAACAGGGCATTTAAGAACCTATTGGATGATTGCGAAAGACTGTCTGTTCTCAGAATGTACGCAAACCGACAGAGTGAAGGCTTCTACGGTCGCCTGTGGAGATATCGACAGGAACACGGTATGGCTGCCATCCTGCAACCGGTAATTTGCAGGGAAGATGTTTCATACGGTGATTCTCTGATCACTGAAACGATTAAGGACAAGGCACTTGTAACCTCAAGGGTTAATAAGTCCACAATGAGCCAACAAATCAACCAAATCAAACATATCGGTTACGGTGGTGGTCCCCAACAAGAGCCCGACTTTGCTCAATACTACGCATGGAATGCCTTACGGTATGTCCTGGCCGGATATATCCAACATCCGACGATGGAAAGGGGCAGATTAGCGGAAAACGACATTGGTAATCCGAGGAAGTGGGATTCTCACAGAACTGGTAGCTGGCAAACTCAAAACTTTTCACAATGGGCGGTATAATGGATAAAGCGCCGACACAAGGCGGCTCGGTCTTTCGTGTAACTGAGTCACAACTACAACATGCCGAGGCAGAGGAAAAGACCAGGGCTGACGCTGAAAAAGCCCAAAGTAAACCGGTTGCGCTGAACCTTGCATTATACGTTAAGCAGTCCTTCAGTGCTGCTAAGGCCGCCGCAGAACAAGAATTCCACGAGCGGTTACTTCGCTGCCTTAGACAAAAAAACGGTGAGTATGATCCAGACATTTTGGCTAAGATCAGGTCTGCCATCCCAGGCGGATCCGAGAATTACCGGAATATCACACAAATAAAGTCCAAGGCTTTCGAGGCCTGGTGTGAAGCGTCTGTCTTCCCGGTCGGTGGCCGTTGTTGGGCAATCAAACCTTCTCCCGATCCTGAACTTGCAGCCCAGGACAATGAAGAAATAGAAGAAATCGTTGGTTTGGAAAGTGAAACCCTTATGGCCGAAAATGGCATTGAGTCTGTCCCGCTCTCAAAAATCAAAGATCGGATTACAGAGGTTGAAGATAATGTCAAGCGTGAGAAGGTCAAGAAAGCAAAGGCCGCCGCGGTCCGTGTGGAAAATGCTATCAATGATCAGTTGGTCGAAGGGCATTATTACGATGCACTATCCGAGGCCATCCTTGACATGTCGGTTTATCCCGTCTGTTGGGTGACCGGTCCGGAGATCCGGAAGAGGAAAAAGTTTAAGTGGGTGACGGATGAAGAGGAGAAAAGCACCATGACCGTTATTGACAAACTGGTGCGAGAATACAGGCGTGTCTCCCCTTTCAACATCTTCCCCTCTCCTAACAGTAAAAATCCACAGGACGGTTATTTATGCGAGTTGATAGACCTCAAGCGCTCTGAATTGGCGGCCATGATAGGTGTCGATGGATTTGATGAAGTATCGATAAGGGCAGTCCTTCAAGAATACGGAGAGGGTGGACTGAGACAATGGGTCGCGTCCGATACCGAACGGAAAGAGGCTGAGAATAAACCACGCGCCGATGAAGACCCGAACCCTCCGATCCAGGCCGTGGTTTTTTGGGGAGAGTGTCAAGGATCCATGCTTCGTGAGTGGGGCATGACAAAAGAAGAGGTGCCGGATCTGGACATTGACTATCAAATATCAGCCTGGTTGATAGGAACGTATATCGTGATGGCAAGGTTGAACCCCAGTCCGTTAGGGAATAAACCGTATTATTGTGCGTCTTTCGATGAGGTAAACGATTCAATCCCAGGCAACGCCATCCCAGAAGTGATGCGTGATGATCAGATGAGGTGTTGCGCTGCCGCCAGGGCTATCGATAATAATATGGCCATGTCTTCAGGTCCGATGTTCGAGTTTTATAAAAACAGATTCGAGCCCGGGACTAATTTTGCAACTCTCATTAAACCGTGGGGTTGGTTTCCTACTCAAGATGACATGCAAGGGACCAATAATCCAGCGGTTCGGATCCATATCATTCCGAACGTAGTTGATGACCTTTTAAAGGTAGATGAATATTTTCTAAGACAAGCCGGTGAAAAAACGATCCCAAGTTATGTTTATGGCAATGCAGGGGACAGCAAAAGCGGCGCATTGAGCACAGCTTCAGGGACCTCAATGATGCTCAACTCTTCATTAAAGAACCTATCCGGCGCAATAAAGCACTTCGAAAAAGGCATAATTGTTCCATCGATTAAAGAGCATTGGGCACACGTCATGCTTTACGATGATGACGTTGAGAAGTTCGGGGATGCCGAGATTGAAGCGACTGCAAGTGAACATCTTGTCGTTGAAGAGCAAAAGCAGATGCGAGCCAGGGAATTATTAGTCACCGCGGATGGAAGCGATTCAATTAAGGGGCTCATTGGAGAGAAGGGTTTTGCCACTCTTCTCAGGGAAGTGGTTAAGATCACTAAGATAGATCCGGCTGAGATCGTGCCGACCGAACAGGAAATGGACCGAAGGGAACTTGCAACTCAAGCGCAGGTAACAGCTCCGGAGGTAGACGCTCAGGGTAAACCCGTTAAGTCTGCAACCCAATCGCAGGATGGTGGCGATGCAGGTAAACCCCCCGGCGATTTAGCAGCGTGAAAGGAGGAACCGCATGAGTAAGAAGATCCGTTTATATCTGAATGTCCCCGATGGCGATAAGGATACTCCGGCAAGTATGGCAAGGCTGTCAAGAGAGAGGGACGGCCAGCGGCTTTTGTCGGTATTAAAAACGGCCCGGGCTGGGATCGAGGACAAATGGAAAGGCCAAGAGGGGGTATTTCTTTATAGATCTCAAGGCGCGGCTCAGGCGATTGATGAAACTATCGACCTGATTGAAGGGGCTCAAGCCACATTAGAGAGGATGAGCGAGAATAAAGAATAAACCATTAACTTTTTAAGGAGGGTCAGAAAATGAAACGATTTTTACTCGCGATTACAATGATTTTGATGGTTGTTGCCTTTGCCATGCCGGTAAATGCGGAAAGGGCGTACTTCGGGTGCTACGACGTTTATGTCACCCATGATCTTAAACTGAAGGCCGGAACCACTATTTCAGACGGGTCAAATTATACGCTCAAATCCTTTGGGTCTACTGTCCCGGTTGACGCGACCGCTGGTTATGCTCCTTCGGCGATCTTCCAGCTTAATGACGCTGCCCTTGGTCAATGTCCATTATGGGTGAATACTGGGTCGGCTACTTCATGTGCTTTTGTCCCGATTGGACCTTTAATGGGGTATGGATGTGCTTTCGCTGGTGGTCCCAAAAGCCTTACAGACGCTGCTGATGAAACGTATGTATCTTTACCAGGTGTTGCAAGAACTACAGATCTCTGTTTCGCAGCTCATTGTATTACAGATGCAGCCGACCAGTTTAATCAGGTGCTCGTAACGTCTGAAGAAAGAGTCCTTATAGATATGGCGATGGGCGCGAATCCTACTGACAGCATGGATGCTAATTACGCTG